CTCCTTTTTTTGCCCTACTTTCCAGACAGACACCCTTCCCCCTTTCAAGCGCATCCTCTCACAGCAATTCTCAGCCCTTTTCAAAGGGGATTCCTCCGCATGGGACATAAACCCTAAAGAGATAACAACCCTCGTAAAGAACGCCACGGATGTTCTTCTTACGGGCAAAGGAAAAGGCATGTCCTTGCAGATAAATGGGGCAGGTTCCGTGTACAAACAGCCCCTGTTCCCCTACCCCGAAAAAAAGACAGTATATATAAGCAAAGAAACATTGTTTGCTATTCTTTTCGCAGAGGAAATAGGACTGAATGACAAGTGCATAAAAGTTTCTCTGCCGGATGGAAAGATACACATCTCCAGTTTACTGTCGGGGAGGAACCATGCTATTTGACGTGATGGAATACCGCAACAAGAAGAACACCTGTGTCGGGTGTCCCGTTAAGGGAAGAACAACATGCAGAAGGATGAATATTCCCCCTACTGGCAAAGGTAAAAAAGGATTGTTGTTTATACTTGAGTCCCCGACAAAAGCAGAGAATGAATCCGGGGAATATTACCAGAGTAACACAATAAAGTATTTAAAAAGACTTTTGGAGGATACATACGGGATAGATTTGTTTGAGGACTGCTGGGTTATCTATGCTGTAGGATGCTACACAACAGATAAGATAAAGGACATGTGGGTGGACAAGTGCTCCTACCGCATACAAGCCTTTATACAGAAACACAAACCGTCTGTTATCTTTTGTTCCGGGAAGTGGGCAATACGTGGGGCCTTACAGCACTGGAAAAAGGATGGGAACTTCAATCCGGATCGGTGGCGGGGTGTTGTCATTCCGGACCGGTTACTGAAAACAAGAATAGTTCCCCTGGAGAGTGTAAAGATGATGGCTGTGCGGGATATGGAAGGACACCCAGTAAAAAAGAAACTGTTCTTGCAGGACATCCAGCTCGGCATAAGATGTTCCCGACAGCCTTTCCCTGTTCCGGAAATTCCGGAGCACAACACAGTAAAGATATTGAAAGATGAGAAGTCCATCCTGAAAGTGCTGAGAAAGTTACAGGAATTAACAGAGGATGATATGTTCTCTTTCGACTACGAAACAACAGGACTCCGCCCATACGCAGAGGGTCACGAGATTGTCACTATAGGGATATGCTGCCGGTTATTTCGAGGGTCCTTCCCTGTGCTTCCCTGCAAGCAATTTCATGTGCTCTGGAAGAGGATAGTGCAGGGGCCGAGTAAAAAACTTGCACACAATATGAAGTTTGAGGATGTGTGGACACATGTGTATTTCAACTGTCCTGTGAAGAACTGGTATTGGGATTCGATGCAGATATGCCACCTGCTGGATAACCGGCAGAGCATATCAAGTTTGAAATTCCAAACCTATGTGCATCTCGGTATTGCAGATTACTCCTCCCACATCGACCCATTCCTGAAAGGAAAAGGGGGAGTAAATTCCCACAACACAATAAAGGAAGCTCCTCTGGATGAGATACTGCTGTACAATGCTTTGGATGCTGTGTACGAACACAGTATAGCTTTAATGCAAATGGAGAAGGTATATGCAAGTAAATAATTACAGCCACCCGATTGTGTCCACCACCCCGAAAGCGGTTAAGCTTTTCATGGAGGGAACAGAGGCTCTGGCTACCGTAGAAAAGAATGGGATCCGTATCGATGTGGACTACTGCCACAAGACAAGTAAGAAACTCCAAAAGCAGATAGATGTTCTGGAAACAGAGATAAAGAAAACAGTGATATGGAAACACTGGGTTCAAGTGTATAAAGACAAGGCAAACATAGATTCCGGGGACCAACTCGGTAAAATACTGTTTGAGAAAATGAAAATGTCTGGAGTAAAGACAGATAAAGGAAAGTGGAAGGTAGATGAAGAGGCTCTTTCAGAGCACATAGGAACCTACCCGGTACTGCATAAGTATATACGGGCCAAGAAACTGAAGAAGTCAGTAAATACCTACTTTGCGGGATTCCTACGTGCAGAGCATGAGGGGATTGTGCGCCCATTCTTTAACTTGCATACAGTACAGACATTCCGGAGCAGTAGTAGTGATCCGAACTTGCAGAATATCCCGATACGGGACCCGATGATTGGGGAGCTTGTCCGTAAAGTTTTTATACCGAGAGATGGGAACCAATTGTGCGAGGTTGACTTTTCCGGTATAGAGGTCCGCATTGCGGCCTGTCTGCATAAGGACCCGACAATGTTGAAATATATCCACGACCCTACAACAGACATGCACAGGGATATGGCTATAGACTGCTACAAGCTGGACCCCGAAGAGTTCCACTCAGTAGAGAGCTCCGAAGGGAAAAAGTGGCTGAAGAACTGCCGGTATTGTGCAAAGAATAAATTCGTATTCCCTCAATTCTACGGGGACTGGTACGAGGCTTGTGCAAGAAACCTGTGGAAAGCAATCCGAGAGCTGGACTTGCACACAGGCAAGGGTGTTCCAATGCCTGAACATCTCGCAAGCAAAGGAATCCACAATTTAGCGGACTTTACAAAGCACATACAGGCGGTGGAGAAACACTTCTGGTATAACCGGTTTCCGGTTTACACAGAGTGGAAGGAGAAGCACTGGAAAAAGTATCTGACAAAAGGGTACTTTGACCTTCCTACCGGATTCCGTTGTATAGGGCACATGGAAAGAAATGCGGCCATTAACTATCCGGTGCAAGGCTCCGCCTTCCATTGTTTGTTGAAAACACTGATAGAGACAACGAAGTGGCTGAAAAAGAAAGGGATGCAGACAAAGATAATATGCCAGATTCACGACAGTTTGTTGTTGGATATGGTCCCGGAAGAAAGAAAAGAAATACTTGCGTACCTGCATGATTTTATGACAAGGAGATTGCAAAAGTTGTGGCCTTGGATTATAGTGCCCTTGGATGTGGAGGCTGAGATAGCTCCGATAGGGGCGAGTTGGTTTGAAAAACAGGTAGTAGAGATGGTGTGAAAAAGGAGTGAACTAATGGGAATGCGTGATGATTTGTTTTTAATAAATGCTGCTAATGGGAAAGACATCTCAAAAGGGGGATTTTTCTTTTCAGACTGCGACACACCCTACAAGAAAGACAATGGAGGGCTTTCCTATGTGTATAATGCCTATGAGCAAATTTATTACTCCGATGAAGTGGAGCTTTTTCGTAAAATAGAAAAATTGGGCATACAGGGCAAAACGGCCCACTGTGTTCTAAATGTGTATGAAAGTAGCGCCCTCTATCTTCCCCATATTTTCTATTATAGGTGCCTGTCCTTGTTTAAAGCCCATGTGTCGAAAGTGTTCTTTATATGCACTATGGATGAGCATAGGGGATACCCCTGTTTGTCCGCAGAAATAGACAAGAAAAGCCCAGCACAAGGCCTGCACAAGTTTATATATGACCGCACAATTTTCCTCTTAGAGCGGTGTCCCGCCGGAGAGGAGATCGCTGTGCTGAAAAAAGCAATAACTGAGTTTGAGTTTTGTGCAGAAATAAAAGAAAAGGAGAGTATATTATGATGTGGCCTTCTTATCGGTGCACGGCCCCTGATTGCAATGGTAGCGCTGTTCTTGATAAAGATGGTAGAGAGTATGTCTGCCCCAAATGTGGCTATCGGTACAGTGCTCTTCAGGTGTGGCAAACTGTAAAAGAATATGAAAGGAGACAGAATGAATTTAGCAGAAAAGTATAGACCGCAAACATTCGGCGGTATGCTGGGAAACCTGGATACAATAAACTATTTAAAAACATGGAGGAAGAAGTTCCGGAAAGGGGATGAAACACCCCATGCTTTTATCCTTATCGGGGACACCGGTTGCGGGAAAACCACTGCGGCCCGTATTCTGGCAAAAAACATTCTGGGGGAGGAGTGGAATGAGTCCCCTGACTATGTAGAAATAAACTCGGCAAACTTCCGGGGGATAGATACAGCAAGAGAAGTTGCAAGGCTTTCCACCTGCACACCTCTCTCTGGGGACAATAGACTCATCTTTTTGGATGAGATACACAAAGCAACAAACGATGCACAGACAGCTCTCCTGAAACCAATAGAAGAGGCGCAGGACCACTGTTATTTTCTTTTGGCGACAACAGAGGCAAATAAGGTTCTACGCCCTTTATTCAATCGTTGTACCCCTTTATACTTTAGTCCATTGGACAAAGATGGCACGAGAGCATTGATTGATAAAGTTTTACAGGCTGAAAATAAAGAGGTGGAATACGACCTTGAAAAAATATATAATCTTACAGGTGGAAGATGTAGAGAAATATATCAATTTTTAGAAAAACTTGTTGACAACTGCGGGGAAAGCCTTTATAATCTTGAATATGGAGAAAACGAGTCTGACAGCCCCGAAATTGAATTGTGCCGGACACTCCTCCGGGCAAACGCAAAGTGGAGCGACATTACCGCCATTGCCAGTAAGATCACAGACTTTGAGCGGTGCAGGCACGTCCTCCTCTCATACAACACCAAAGTCCTACTGGGAGGAAGATTTAACGTTACGAGCGCATTGGTGCTGGAGGTGTTCGATACTATCACAGGCACACAGGTTGACTTTGTGCGAAAGCTGTCCCTATGCTGGGCACAGAGGGGTTCAAAATGAGTAGCGACTTCAAAATAGATGAGGATAATATAGCCGGGGAAATTCTCCAGCAGTCCTCCCTCATATACAAGTGGAACCTGAAGCTGGCCCGTGCCAAACGGGAAAACGAAATGGCGAAAAACTACTTGGAAATGAAAGAGGCGGAGAAGGAGAAACTTGTCCGGAAAAACCCAGAGGCATTCGGCATGGAGAAAGCTACCGATGCCGCTGTAAAGTGTGCAATAAAAGCAGATGCTGAACTGGATGCTCTGCGGAAGGAGGTTATAGAGAAGAGCTACGGAGAGTCTGTGTTGTGGGCCGCTTGCAGGAGCATAGAGGCCAAGAAGTCTGCCCTTGAAAATCTGGTTCGGATGCAAGGGTGGGAAAACTTTTCCGAACCAAAATTCAAAGGTGATGTAAAAAACATTTTAGAAGAGTCCGGCAAAAGGTCTGTCCGGAACAAAATTAGAAAAAGGAGCAATCAGGATGGCTAAGTCATTGAAAAACCGGTTTCGTAAGCGTATTGAATCTATGATTAAAAAGCAGAAGCGTGAAGGCGTGCATTTGAAACTGCCGGCAGGGGTGAGTCTTTACAAACCGAAAGAGGGCAAGAACCTCATAGATGTTATTTCTTACGAAGTAAAGTCCAAAAATAATCCCGGTGTGCTGGAAGGGGATATTGAAGTTGGTGAGCACGATGCATTCCTGCCTTATCTTCTCCACCGGAATATCGGTCCGGACAACAAGACGGTTGTTTGTCTGCGCACTGTGGGTAAGAAGTGTCCCATCTGTGCTCTGTACAACAAACTCCGGAACAGTGCAACTGTGGATGAGGAAGTTGTAAAAGCCCTGCGCCCGAAAGACCGCACATTGTTTAATGTTGTGCGTGGTGATGAAGTTCAGGTGTGGGACATCTCCACTTTCTGCTTTACCGAAATGTTGTTGAAAGAATTGCAGGACGAAGATGCTGAGGACAAATGGTTTGAGTTTGCTTCCGCAAAGGGTGGCTCTACACTGTCCGTACGCTTCGCAAAGAAAAGCATGGGCACGACAGAGTTCCTGGAAGCTGACAAGCTTCTGTTCAAAGACAGGAAAGACATCCCCGCCAGTATTGCGGCAAAAGCCGTTGACTTGGATGGTGTTCTGAATATTCTTTCTTTTGAAGAGATGGAAGAACTGCTGAACTCCGGCCAGATAGAGGGCGATGACCTTCCTTTCGATGATGATTTTGCCGAGGAAGAAGAGGATGAAAAACCCAAAAAGAAGGGAAAGGCAAAAAAAGTCGTTGTAGAGGACGAGGACGAAGAAGATGTTGGGGATGACGAAGAGGAAGAGGAGGAGGAAGAAGAGGAACCGGAACCGGAACCTGAGCCTGTGAAAAAAAAGGCTAAGGCTAAGGCGAAAGCTAAAGCAAAGCCGGTTGTTGTAGAGGAGGAGGAGGAAGA